ATCCATGGTTTAGTCCAGCTGGCGCAAACCGCGGTTTGGTAAGCAATTTAAACGATGTTGGTTACATTGATTCGGCAACAGGATCATTTGTACACAACGGCGTTAACCAAGGTCTACGTGACGCACTACAGCCATTGAAGATTAACCCAATCGCTCAATTGCCAGGAACTGGTATTGTAATTTGGGGACAGCAACCTCGTTCTGCAGACACTACTGCACGTGGTAGTGTTAACGTAGTTCGTTTAGAAAACTACTTACGTACAATCTTTGCTTCTATATCAAATGGTTACTTATTTGAGCCAAATGATCAACAAACAAGAACAAGTATTGCTCGCCAAATTGAAGGTGCGTTACACGACGTACTAAGCAAGCGTGGTGTATACGACTTCTTGGTAATATGTGATAGTAGCAATAATACACAAAGTACGATTGCTAATCAGCAGTTGTATGTAGACATAGCTATCGAGCCAATGCGTGATGTTGAATTTATTTACATTCCGATTGCGCTATATAACCCTGGTGAGATTTCGACCTTCCAGGCGGCATCCACTTAAAATGGTAAATAAGAGTACAGGAGAATAGTATGGCCATAGCAAGTTTAAATAAATTTACAGTTCCGTTATCAACAGATCAAAGTGCTGGACACCAAGGTTTGTTGATGCCAAAATTAAAGTATCGCTTCCGTGCGGTATTTACAGGATTTGGCGTTGACAAAACAACAACAGAACTAACAAAACAAATCGTTGATATTAAGCGTCCAAACGTAAACTTCAACCCAATTACAATTGATGTTTACAACAGCAAGGTATTTTTACAAGGTAAGCCAGAATGGCAAGAAACTACGGTTAACTTCCGTGATGATGCTACTGGTGCTGTAAGCAAGTTGGTTGGTCAACAGATCCAGAAGCAGTTCGACTTTATGGAACAAGCAAGTGCAGCAAGTGGCGTTGATTATAAGTTCTCAATGACATTTGAAATGTTAGACGGTGGTAATGGTCAAACAACTCCAACTGTACTAGAAGCTTGGGACCTAGAAGGTTGCTTCTTAAGTTCTGTAGACTACGGCGATATGGCTTACAACAGCAATGATCCTGTACAAATTGCTTGTAATATTAAGTTTGATAACGCTGTCCAAACAGCCGGACAAGGTGTTTGTACTACACTAAACGTACCACGCACAAACGGTCCAGTAAACTAATATTCACTTTATTGAGTAAGAAGCCCGGTCATAAAAACACCGGGTTTTTTTACGGATAAATAATAATATGAGCATTAACCATTTACTTCGTCAGCAAGGTAGTACTACTATACGTACATATCGTCATGCGGCGAGAATCTTTACTGATAGTAATTTTCGTTTAAGTCCCAAGTATGGATTTTTATATTATGTTGAATTTGACTTGAACAAAGACATTACCAGTATTAGTAATCTCCAGGCCCAAGAAATGGGAATGATTGTTAAAAGCGTTAGCCTGCCAAAGTTTACAATGCAGGTCAAAGAACACAATGCTTACAATCGTAAAAACTATGTTCAAAATAAAATTACATACGATCCAGTAAACATTGTATTCCATGATGACCAAGCAGATAATGTAAGAAGTTTCTGGTACGACTATTATAGTTTTTACTATAGAGATCCAGACTATGCTGACTCTACATATACTGCCTCACACAAATATCAAAGTCGCCCTACATTCAATTGGGGTTATACTCCGAGACCTACTGTGGGTTATAATAACGCATATGGCAATCAACCGTATCAATATATTTTAGCAATACGTATCTACAGTTTATATCAAAAGAATTTTAGCGAATACGAATTAATTAATCCTATTATTACTAAGTTTGGACACGGCGAACACAATGCCAGCGAAGGACAATCTCTACTAGAGAATTCAATGAGCATTCAATTTGAAACTGTCAAGTATCTAACAGGGTATGTGACAGAAAACACAGTTGGTGGTTTTATTGATCTACACTATGATAGAACCAACAGCCCTATTGCTCCTAACGAAGGAGTAAACATCATCGACAACGGTCAAGGTGGTTACACACAAGCAACAGATAAAATAACAGACTTGGCAATCAATGCGGCAACCTATGTACAACTAGCTCCACCGTTATTTACTCCATTGGGTATAGTTGGTCCTGGCGCATTTTCAACACAACTCGGTAATGGCGTTCAAGCGTCAGTGGTCAACGGAATTTCAAATTCAGGAGGCTTTGCTATACCAAGTCTTGGTGGATTAACAAATGGATTAACTGCTGGTGCTGTGTTATCGCAACAGCTAACTGCCGCAACAGCAAGTATTGCCGGAACTATTACCAGCCAGGCTACTAACGCAGTAGTAGGCGGCATTGCTAAAGGGCTTGGTCCAAATGGTAGTGCCATTGTTGGACTTGTTGCTCAGGCAATAGCCAATCCTAAGTTGGCATTGGTAACCGTAGAGAACATGGCAATTTCTTATGCTGTAAATCAAATTTCATCTAAAATTATTAGCAGTACCGGCACCTTCTTTACTGGTCTTGGTAACGATATAGCTAACAGTGCATTTTTAAAGAGTATAACTGATAATGTTACAACTCCACTCAGCAATTGGTGGAGTACTACTATTTTTAATCCATCCAATTGGTTTACGCCAGCTTCTACTACAACAAGCAGTATAGTACCAAATCTTGATGTAGCGGCATTTGACCTTGGTGGTGGCGCTGGCGCTGTAGTATTGTCAGACACACCGTCTATAATATTTGATACCGGCGTAGCCATCGCATAATATGTCTAATCAAATCACAACAGCAACTAATTTATCTGGTCCAGATATTTCTGTATCTCAAGACAACAGTAGAAAATATTTTAATAATTTTTACAGTATTGACTTTGCTACTTCAAGTGAAGCCAATGATGCTATTGTAGCATTTTTTGAACAGTCAACTGGTAATAAAGAAACAGCAAAAAATATGGCCGCGGCAGTGATTTATACAGCACTGGCACAAGGCAATGATCCATTAAAGATTTTAGATGACTTTCAAAAATTAGCACCGGGTGCTTTAAGCAACTATCTGGCAGGATTTTTAAACATCAATAGAAGTCCTACTAGTGTTCTAGCAGTAAGAACCACAAAGGTAAACAATCCTTATATAGCCAGAAGTATAATGGTGTAACATGAGCAAATATGCCCAAGGCAAATATCAAATATTAAATCCAGCAAAATATGTAGGCAACAAAAGTCCAACATATCGTTCAAGCTGGGAACATGTCTTTATGAAGTTTTGCGACAACAACCCAAATATTATACAATGGGCAAGCGAGGCTGTACATATAAATTATCGTAACCCATTGACCGGTAAAAATACCATATACGTACCGGATTTTCTTATTACATACGTTGATGCCAACGGTAATCAAAGCGCCGAAGTAATTGAAGTAAAGCCTCGAAAAGAGACCACATTAGAAGGTGCTAAGAACATTCGTGATCAAGCGGCGGCAATACTTAATATGGCAAAATGGGAAGCGGCCCAACGTTGGTGCGCGGCACACGGATTAAAGTTTCGGGTAGTTACGGAAGATATGATTTTCCACCAGGGTCACGGCAAATAAATATTGCTATGACTAAGAAACTTGAAGAACTTTTTAACCTACCGTCGGACGATGCTACCCCAGAAGAAGCAGAACAAGCCATTGCTGAAAACCGTGAATTAATCACAGAAGTTGATTTAGCAATAGACAAAATAGATGCCGCACTTCCTACAGTACGCGATCTAGACACAGCAGATAGCGAATTAGATGAGCTTGCTACACTAGCCAAAAGTAAAGCAGAAGATTTAATAGATTTAGGCATGAATGTAGAGCCACGCTTTAGTGGAGTTATACTACAAACAGCTGGTATGCTATTGGGTCATGCTATTACAGCTAAAACTGCCAAACTAGACAAAAAGTTACGTATGGTTAATTTACAGCTACAAAAAGCCAAATTAGATCATCAAATTAAAAAAGATGCTGGCAAAGCACAGGATGACGTTGGCACAATCGATGGGCAAGGTATTGTTTTAGATCGCAACGATCTACTAAAACAGATACTTGCCAACAAGGACAAATAACCCAATTGGGCTAAATATTGAATATAGGAATATAATGATGAAACCGTTTCAAACTTACATTTTTGAACTAAACAAACCGTACGAGTTTCGTATTAAACTTGCTGGCGTCGAGCCCAAGGGCGAAACAATGGACCATATTAAAAATGCTCTCGAAGCATATCAACTTGAGAGCATATCAGCAGTAAAAAGTTTACCGATTCAAGAACACCGTGAATTCCCACAATGGGGCGGTGCGTGTGAGTGCTGGACATTTGACATCAAACTTGCTTATCCAGCAACAACAGTAACAGTACGTCAATTGATTAAAGAACGTGCTCGCATTAATGCTGATTGGATTAGTGTGCGTAATTTAAATGAAGCAATTGATACCGACGAAGCCGAAGCACGTGGTCAAGACCAGGTTGGCGCCTTGCTAGACGAAACAGAATTAAAAGATGCGCCTAACGCACAAGAAA